GCAAAAGCAATATGATGAGTTACAATTAAACTTAATGAAATCTTCAGCCGATAGAATGGCTAAAGAATTATCTAATGCTAAAGAGCAACAACAACAATTAGCAAATTTAGCGAATTTAGAAGATAAGTTAAGGGTAGCAGGATTATCAGAAAGAGAAAAACAAATTGATGCAGTTAAAAAACAAGAACAACAATTAAGAGACGAGTTAGAAAAAAATCATAAAGTAAGGTTAGGTAATGAAATGAATGATACCAAGCGTTACAATGAAGATGTAAAGAAAATTCAAGAACTTACTCAACGTGAAATAAATCAAATAAATAATAAATATTACGAGGAAGCTAAGGTTAAAAAGAAAGCACAAGACGAAGAGAAACGTAAGGAAGAGGAAGAATTATTAAATCAATCAGCATTAATAGAACAAAATAGGATAAAACTACAAAATGATGCTATCAATGAATTAAGGAAACAAAATCTAGCATCGATTAATGAAGATTTAAAAAATGCTGAAATAATAAATTTAGGTGAAATACAAACAATTCAAGCTAATGCAGATTTAGGAAAGGCAATTGCAAATAAAGAATATAGAGATAAGGAATTAGCATTTGATAGAGCGCAAGCAGCTGAGAAAGCTAAAATAGCTGAACAAGGATTAAAGTCAATACAAAACTTATCAGATATATTCTTTTTAGCTCAATCTTCAAAAGCTAAGAAAGGTAGTGCAGAAGCCGAAGCATTAGCTAAGAAACAATTTAAAGTAAATAAGGCCTTGCAATTATCAATGGCAGTTATGGATGGTTACAAAGCTATTACTGCTTCATTAGCACAGGCTCCTGTTGCTATCGGCCCTATTCCTAATCCTGCCGGTATTGCTTCATTAGCATTTGCAGTAACTACCTCAGCAGCGAATGTGGCAAAGATTTTAGCAACTCAATATGAATCTACATCTACAGGTGGAGGTGAAACACCAACCCCATCAATAGGAAGCACAGGTGAAACTCCAACAATAACACAACCAATGGCACAACAAGCACAAACACCTGGCACTAACTTCGATGCTCAAGGTAATGTAATCGGAGGTGGTTCTATTAAAGCCTATGTAGTAGAAACTGAAATAACGAATAAACAAACAACTGTAAATAGACTTGAAAGTCAAGCACAATTTGGATAATTTAAAACAAATGTAATTTAATACTATGGAATTAATCGACTTATATATTGATGAGAATTTAGAAGACAATAGCGGAGTTAATGGTATTGCTACTGTTGATAGTCCTGCTATTGAACAAGGTTACTTCGCATTCAATAAAAATAAAAAAACTATCAGATTAACATTAGGAACTAACAAAGATAACTTCGCTCCAATATCCTCTGACAAACAAATATTAGCAGGTGCTTTAATGATACCTGACATAGAGATATACAGAAATGATAATGGTAGAGAATACAACTGCCGATTCACTAAAGATACTATTCAAAAGATAGTTAAGAAATTTTCAATATTAGGATTCAATAATAGCATCAATGAGATGCACGATTTAAGCAAACCGATTAATAACTCAGTATTGTATCAACATTTCATTATTGATAGAGCAATGGGTATTAATCCACCTCTTAATCAAAATCATTTACCGGATGGGACTTGGTTTGGATTTGTGTATGTTGGTGATAAGAAAGTTTGGGATGAATTTATTAAAACAGGTATTTATACAGGCTTTAGTGTTGAAGGTAATTTTTATGAGCAATCGGTTAATGAATTAAGCGAAGATGAAGCTAAGGCTATAATTGATGCGCTATAATTTTTTACACAAAATCTAAGTAATTGTAATTTAATAAATAAAGAATAAAATGACATTTAAAGAAGCCGTAAACAAGATTCTAAGTGCGGAACAGAAAACAGAATTGAAAGAATTATTTACTTTCAATACTCCTGTACTTGTTGTAGCACCTGAGAATACTCCTGTAGCTGAGCCTGTAGTAATGGGTGAAGCTAAGTTAGTAGATGGTACTATCGTGAAATACGATACTCCTGAATTAGTAATTGGTTCAATGATAACTGTAGTAACTCCGGATGGTGAGTTTCCTGCTCCTGTAGGTGAACACACATTAGAGAATGGTACTGTAGTAACTGTTGATGAAACAGGTAAAGTAATTGAAATCGAAGTTAAAGAGGAAGCACCTGAAGTTATAGTTGAGCCTGTTGCTCCTGTAGCAATGGCAGTAACTCCTGAAGAGAAACAAGCTATAATGGATGAGGTTATAGCAATGTTTGAACCAAGACTAAAAGCATTAGAAGATGCTTTATTAGTAAGTCAAGCAGCATCAAGTGAATTACAAAGTAAGTTCAGCGAGTTCGGTAAGTTGTTAGATTTACCAACTAATGAGCCTACAAAAGTAGTAGATAGTAAATTTCAAAGTAAACTAAATAAAATAAAACAATTTAACAAATAAAAATAAAATCAAATGGCAAATGGATATGATGTTTCCGCTTTAGGAAGCTATACAAAACAAGACGCAAATTCTCTTATTTATAAGATTATCGCAGGTGGTCAAACTGCTTCATTAATGACAGTACAAACAGGTGTAAAATCTGCTGAAACTATTAACATCGTAGCTGCTCGTGCTGTATGGCAAGCAGGTGGTGCTTGTGGTTTTACTGCTTCAGGTGATACTACTTTCTCACAAAGAACTATCACTATCGGTAAAGTAACTGCTCAATTAAAATGGTGTGAAGCTGATTTAGAAGCTAAGTATTTACAAGGTGCTTTAAAGGCAGGTAGTCAATATGACATGCTTACTTTCGAACAACAAATAGTTGGTGATGTTTTACAAAACATTATCAAAGATAAAGAAAGAGCAATTTGGCAAGGTGATACTTCATCAACAAGTGCTTACTTAAACAAGTTTGATGGTTTAATTAAAATTATCGGTGCTGCTTCAGGTGTTAATTCAGCTACTACTGTAACATGGTCAGTTGCTAACTCAAGAACTGCAGTTCAAAACGTATTGACTGCTATGACAGATGATATGTTAGCTAACCCTAATATTAAGATATTTATCGGTACTGCTGAAGCTCGTGACTATAGATTGAAGTTAGGTATTGATAATTTATACCACTTAACTGGTGCCGATGCTAAGTTATATGCTGAGAATTCAGATATCGAAATTGTACCGGTAATTGGTTTATCAGGAACTAAGAAACTTTATGCAATGTCTACTGAGAACATGTATTTAGGTTGTGATTTACTTAACGAAGAAGAAAAATTAGATTTATTCTTTGCTAAGGAAGCAGATGAAATCAGAATGAATTGCAAGTTTAAATTAGGTGTTCAAGTAGCATTCCCTGATTTAATTGTTAAGCAAATCAACTCTTAATAAAACTTAATAGGGGAGAATAAAACCTCCCCTTTTTTATAACAAATAAAATTATAATTAATTATGGCATGTGTATTAAATAGTGGTATTACCAAAGCTTGTAGAGATGCAGCACCTGGTCTTACTACCGTATATGTTACCGAGTTTAGCAATTATACTCAAGGTACAATTACATCTGCTTCAGGTATTATAACTAACTCAACTTCATTCTTAAATACGACTAAAAAGTTTTGGGTTTATGAATTAGAGATGGGTGTTGGTTCTGAAGTAGAAAATATCAATCCTGATAGCAAAACAGGAACATTAGCAATAGCGCAAAACTTGAATTTTTATATTCCTAAAAAACAAGCATCTATTGCACAACAAGTAATGTTGTTAGCGCAACAAGATTTACTATTTATCGTTAAAGATAGAAATGGTAAATATAGATTATTAGGTCAAGAGTTCGGAATGAGAATGATAGCATCAACTGCGCCATCAGGTATTGCAGGAAATGAGCAATCAGGCTATGTATTAGCTTTCTCAGGTGAGGAAAGAACATTAGCAAATGAAGTACCAAGTAGTTTAATTACTGCTTTGACTACTGCAGCATAATTTTCCATGCTCTATATATAATCAGACTAACCCTGTAAGGTTAGTCTTTTTTATTTTAAAAACTTTCTAAAAATTGTAATTTAATATAAATGCTATATCTAATTACAGGCGGAAATACAATTACAGTTACATTAACGGAGAAAGTTACAATAGCTAATCCGCAATTTGTATTTGTATTCGTTAATGATAATACCGGTAAGAAATTCGCTTGTACTTCAAGTGATATAAGTCCTAACACAGATAGATATAATCAATTTGACATTTCATTAGTTACAACAACACCTAATCCATTATTGGCCGAAGTTCAGTTTGACGATTATGGATTCTACCATTATTATATTTATCAAATAGTTGATGCAACTACATTCAACTATGCAACAATAAACACAACAGATTTAAGAACATTAACAGGTTTGGTTGAAACAGGTAAGGCTTATTGGTCCGCTCCTGCGATAGTGAACTATTATTATAAAGACATTAGAACATCCATTGTAACGTATGGCCAATAGTGAAATAGTAGGTAATCTACTTAAAATAGAATTTGAAAATAATACATTGCCTGTTGTGGCGGTGAAATCAAATAAACCATATTTATTTTGGGGTGTTGATAATAACTATCCATCTTACTTATTAGAACTATATAAGCGCAATGCTTATCATGGTGCGATTATAAAATCAAAGGCTGAGCATATTTATGGTAAGGGATTATGCTATGATAAGGATGAATTAACAGTTGAAGAGCAGGTACAATACAATAATTTTTTAGCTAAAGCAAATAGGTTTGAAGATTGGAATAGTATCTTTAGAAAAAACACTACTCCGTTTGAATTATTTGATGGTGTTGCATTACAAGTGATTTACACATTCAATGGTAAGTGCGAAGTGTATGCAATGGAGTTCGCTAAGTTAAGATTAAGTCCGGATGGTAAAACTGTATTCTATT